CCACTGCAGAGGTGACAACAAACTTTTTGAGGTTCCCTGCAAAAGAAAGCGAATCGGGTTGTTGAACAATTACACTCATTTATTAGATTTTTCTGCAAGGTAGCGCGATGGGGCAGTGCGATAAAGGACAAAAAAGAAGTCTGAATCAGTATTTACAGAATGAAAGGATTTGCAGAATTAAAAAAACGTGTAGGGGCAATCCTGTGTGATTACCCCTGCACGCCTACGATGTAAACCCTTCAATCTTTACTGTGCCTTTGTGAGGTAACTCATAATTGATTTTATCCAGTATAACTTCGATGCCGGAGATGTTGTAACGTTTACCCCATTGCAGTGCGAGTAACTGAATAAGCGACAGATCAATATATTTAGTAAATGCACGTGCCCGATAGGTTTGCCAGTTGATAAAATCTTTATAAACTTTATCGTACAGGTATGAAGGTTTAAGCGATAAACTGGTATCAACCGATGTCTTGATTTCCGGATCAGAAAAGAATTGGTCATATGACGTAAAGGGATAATTGGTTCCGTTAAAAGATTTTTTACCATGATAAAGCGAAATAGCCAAATAATCAATATTATCCAATATTACCGAATCCTGATAAGAACTTGGGGTACCGGAAAACCCCGGCAACCACGGACACTCCATAATGCCTACCCATTTTTGTTGTGGAATGTTTACTTTTATTTCTATCATATTTTCTGCTTTCCCTTCGCGCGCCTCCTTTAGCCGTCCATACTCCATCCATGATAGCGTATTATCGTCATTTTGAACTACAATGTAATCCCTTGCATAATCTGTAACATGCATAATGCGTCCAATCGGCCATGCTGCAGGCAATGTGTTTTGAACGGTTGAATAGGGAGTATAGTCATATTCAAGATCTTTGTCGTTGTCCTGTGAGGAATACCGGAGTGCAAATCCTTGCATTGCCGCAACTTCTTTATGCTCCCATCCCTTTAATTCTTTAATGTTCAGGTTGTCGGTATTTTCAGGGATAAAAATATCTTTTTTGAATATAATTCGCACCTCATGTTTCCGGTCGTCAATAATAAACATCAGGCAAAACATTTTTTTAATAGCATCCAGAAACTCAAGTATATCAAGATCTGGCATCAGAGATGCATACTTTAGCGATGGTAAATCTGGATAAATGATCGCATGTCCAGCTTCCAAATTCTGATAAACAACCTCCATTACTTTACCGTAAATAATTGCCTTATTGAATTCTGAGGCTGTAAATTGATCTTCTATAATCGTTAATCCTGCATTTTTAAGAATCGCATTAACCACAAATGATACCTTAAACTGCAAGGCAAAATAGGATTTAAAAATGTTTGAATTAGCTGGTTCCTCCCACCAGGTCGTCATGTCAAAATTGATTCCCATTACCATTTCTGTACCAGATGCAAGATGACGATTAACGTGTTTTTTCTTGAATTCGCCTGTAAAGTCACTGATCCAAAAAGGGGTTACCACATATTTTCCGTTATCAGTTACGTTTGCGTCATTCCATTCGTTTAGTTTGGCTTCCACCGCGGGATAAGTGACGTATTCTGTTCCAAAATAGCCATCCGTAAGGGGCCAGGACTCACCGCCAAAATCAATGTCTGCTAACTTTAGGTCAGTCATTTTTTGCGAAAATTCTGTATTCCCACTTTTTAGAATTACGCCGATCTCTTCTTCGGTAATAGTATCGTATTCCACTTCCCCACGGAATACCTGCAGTCCGGAATCTTCGAGAACAAACGACTGATCTGCGATGTCTCCCACTCGCTGTAATCGCCCTGGCCATCCAAGCAGGTATTGATTTTGGAATGTTGGTACAGGAAAAGGGAATGAAAAAGACCCGGTATCATCGTTTAAAAGCGGTGATGACCGCTGAATGCTTATTTTCGTATCAATCGGTATTGCAACTGGTTTACCTGCTATCGTGAGCTTCATTTCTTATATATTTTCGAGTTGAATTTTGTGATATCATCCATTGCATCGGAGAGACCGTTATTACCGAACTTATTCACGCCAATACCTCTTTTAATAGTTGCATTCAGATCTGCGATTACTGCCACTAATTCAGGATCACGTCCGACTATTACAGATGAGGAAGGAGAACCAACTGATGACGATTGCGATGTTGTATTTCCTCTGGATGAATAGCCTCCTATGCGGCTCATAGATTGCACTGCCGGGTTAAGATCAAGCCGTGTATTTGCATTTGTTTGTTTTAGGGTTTGAATCATATTTTTAAGTGGTTGCAGACCAATACTTCCTACCTCTTCTTTTGTGACTACATACTCCCCTTTATGCACAATTCCGGCAGGTTCGTATTTGCCACCATCACCGGTATAACCGCCTTCGGCTTTACCTTTTATGAAATTTCCAATAGTTTGAGCAACAATAAGACCTGTCTGTAATCCTGCAAATAAATTATTTGAAGATATTGGAGCGGCTGCCCATGCTGCAGCTGCTGCCGGAGCTGCGGGACCAAGATATCCAAACTCAATGAGTGCAGTACTGTAAATAGCAGCATTTGCAGCTGCAGCTTTTATCCAAATATCAGCTACAGCCAGAGCCTGCGAAAACAAAAACATAGCCTTACCTAATGCTGATTCCTGACCGAAAATAGATGTCAATGCCGACATATATGCCTGACCCATTTCTATTTTTCTTGAAACCATATTGTAATAAGCTTCACTTTCATTTTTGTTCAATTGCGCAACCCGATCATGATATCGATCTTCTGCGGCAATCAACAGATTAGCATTACCATTTGCTAATTCTTGCTCATAAGCATACTGTTCTTCAATGAGTGATTTTCTATTATCAAAATATTCCTGCAAGGTATCTAAGCTTAGAAAAGGGAGCGAGGTATCATTTTGGGATACTGAATTAAATCCATCTGCAATTTTTTGTTTTTTCCTTAAATCCTCAGCATTATCCAGATCGGCAATTTTTTTATTGTGTGCCGCAGTTCTTTCCTCAATGGTTGCATTGATTGTATCTTTCAGATCTATTTCTTCTTTTGAAGTTCCTATAACAGCATCTAATCGTTTTTTTAGTCCTATTTGTTCTTCTTTCCATCGCTGCTCTTCGATGGCTTTTTCTTTTGCAATACCATCTTTCAGATTGTCAATTTTAGCATCGGCCAGTTCTTTTTCGGCTTTCAGGAGTAAGTCTTTTACAGTTTGCTGTGTTTTTACCTGTTTTTCAAGAAATGCAGCCGAAGCGTCTTCATATTCTTTGCTTCCAACTTTGTAGAGATTCATTTTCGCCTGCAGGAATGCGAATTCCTGAGCAAGTAATTCTCCGTTGTACTGATCCTCTGATGTTTTTCCCTCCAAATGTCGTTTATTGATCGATGCTACCTCTTTTTTATTCGCCGCTTCGAGGGCTTCGAGTTTGTCTTTATCGTCAGCTTTATTCTCCTTCTCTTTATGTTTTAGTGTTTTTTTGTCGTCAGCGCCCTCCTTCGCAGTACCTAATTCTTTTAATTTTTTAATCTCTTTTTCAATCGATTCAACTTTTCTATTTCGATCTACAATTTCTTTGTCGGTAATACCAGGCATTGCATTAGCACGTACCAAATCCTGTTCTAAAAGTTTAATTTTATCCTTGGTCACTTTTGTTGGATCTCCGCTACCCGATGCCTTTCCGAGCGACTTCTGCCTATCTTCCAGTAATTTTATTTGATCATCAGCCAACTTTATCTGTTTCTGATAGTGGTCAATTTCATTTTTGTTCTCAGAATCTTCCGCTTTTTTAAGATGGTCACCATAAACTTTTCTGGAAGAGATAAGTGAAGACAACTGTTTTTCGATAGTCGCAATCTCCGATTCATTTATCTCCGTACTAAGCTTGGTGCTTGAAGTTGTTAATTCTCCCTGCCTTTTTGTATAATCAACCAGGGTATTATTAAGCTGCTGATATTCAATATTTAATTTCGAAATTTCTTCATCTGCCTTTTTATCACCTATCCGAAATCGTTCTTTTTCAATTTGATTTAATCTTTCTTCTATTTCAAGTTTGCGCTCTTCTGCTTTTGTGGCTGCGCCGCTAATCGCGCCTGATTTCGCGTTTAATGCCGCAAGCCTTATCCTTTCGCCATATTTGGTGTTCACTTCTCCCAGCCTTACAGATAACTGCTCGTTGGTTATTTTCTCATCGTCAATAAATCCCAGGAATGCAGGAAACTCTTCTTTTAATTTTTTAATCAACGTATTACGGAGTTCTTCATTATCATTTGTCCGCATTATTGCCCCAACAACTGCATTCAGCTTATCACGTTCATTAACAATTTCGCTTGAATAGCCACTCATTAAACTTTTTTCTGCCTCAAGCATTTGATTATGTGTATTGGCAGCTGCTGCAGCCTCTTTCTTTTTCTGAGTATAAAGGATTAATGCAGTTACTGTAGCAGCAATACCAGCCGCAATAAACCCAATAAGATTGCCTTTTGTTGCTGCATTGAAAATACGCATCGCCTGCGTTGCACGTGTTAAATTTCCGGTCAATAATGCCTGAGCTACAGCTACTGCCATAATAGCTGCGCGTTCTGTATTGAGCCATATCACCTTCAGTTTGGAAAGTGCAATAGAAATTCCTTTACTTACAATTCCGCGACCGGTCCATAAATTAGAGATTTGGGTAACAACGGTATATGCAATGACTGCGGCTGTAGCTGTGATAATTACTGATTTGTATTTTATTGTTACATCGACTATTGCAGAAATTAAAGCGAGTGTTTTCCCAAACCAACCCGTTACAAGTGTAAGTGCCGGAGCAAGCTTTTGTCCAAGTTCTATAGAGACAATATTGATCCTGTTTTTTGCCTGATCGAGTTTGGCGTTGTTGTTATTGGTATTGATTGCAGCCTGATCAATTGCAACATTGGTTCCGGTAACTGCTTTTTCATAGTTTTTCAGCTCGCCAACATTGTTGATCAGGATTTTGGCTGTTGTTACGTTTTCGAGGCCAAACAATTTTGTTAGTTCGGTGACATCCATGTTCTTTTTCGCGAGATTTTCAAAGGCAGTTGTCATTCCAACGATTGCCGGATTGGTATCGTCTGCACCTTGCTGCAAACCAATTAATACTGCCTTCAGCGTACGGCCGGCAATTTCGGGTTGCGAAATACGTGGAGCCAGGGTCTCGATTGTTCCAACCAGTGTTTCAATACTAATCCCGGCATCGGCAGCAACAGTACCTGCTTTTTCGAAAGCTGCAGTAATATAGGGTATTTCGCCTGCCCCCTCTTTAGAACCAGCGGCGATTGAATTAATGATCCGCCGCGCTTCGGAAGCGGGAACATTGTACTGGTTCATTACCATCGTGAGCCCTTCGATTGCTGGTTGAAGTTCTATTTTTGCAGCATTAGCCAGAATAATGGCATTTTCTGTTACGCTTGCAAGTGCTTCTTTGTTTTTCAATAACTCAGGACGGGCTGAACCCACTTTTGTAAAAGCATCGACAATGTCCTGGGCACCTTGTCTTACCTTTATTCCGCTTTCAAGCGTGGATGTGCTTAGGTCTTTTGCCTTTTGCGCAAGCCAATCAAGCGATTTACCAGTCAATCCAGTAAGTGCTGATAAGTTACCTACCCTCTCTTCGAAATCGTTAAAGGATTTTACTAAACTCTTAAATCCCATCACAACGCCTGTGAGCGAAGCAATACCTGCTGTGATCAACCCAAAATAGCGGTTGATACCGTCTGCCATACCCCTGAAACTCCATGAGTTTCCTATGGCAGCAATCTGTTGATTGTGCTGTGCCATAATTCCGCGTAAAGTGCGGATCTGACTTGCAGCGGCAATGTATTCGCGGCTGCCGATTGTCATTCTTGACTGTTGGTTAATAAGTTTTGTCATTTCTGCGCGTATGCTTCGCACGTCATTACTAACCTGTTGGCCATTAATGTAGAGATTGATCCTGCGGTCGTAACTTGCCATTTCTTTTGATTTTTGGCTAAGTTACCGGAGGGAAGAGGAGAGGGAAAGGACAGATTTTAAGTGCGATTACACGGATTAATACAGATTACACGGATTGGGGAACGCAAATAAACCGGGAATTCCCGGTTTATATTGTGATTAATATTTAAGTCAAGTATAATGAATTCACAAGACACTTAAGAGCCAGACGTATCCTGAACCATTATAATGGAGCTTAAAGCCGTTGGATTCCATTGCGGTATTGATATCAGCTGTTGAAATGGAAGGTAGTATCTGTTCCATTTCCTCAAGCAACTCCTGGGTACTTTTCATTTCGTCTGCCGAGGCTGGGGTTTCGGCAGGAGTATAAAAAGCCATCAATGCATCAAAAAGCTTCTCGGAAAATGATGGCGTTGGCTGTTTTTCGTCGTTTTCGTTCATGGCTTAAGGTTTACGAAGGAAGGATAAAATCCTTTTGAAGGTAATTAAGTATATTCATTTGCTTCATGGCGACTGTAACGTCTTCTGGCTGCAATATATCCAATATCGATACAATCCAGCAAATAACGTCTTTTATAGATGAAATTTTTGAATCTAAAATTTCATTATTGTGTTCTTGAAGAAGAAGAAGAATATCAATAGCATCAGGGGTGAGGATAATTCTTTCAATTTCGATGTGGTGTTTTGTTTCTGAATTTTTCATGGTTTATGGTTTCATTAAGTATTTAAGATTCTGATTAAATGTGTTAATGAACTTGATCAATTCGTTAATTTCTGGAACTGATTCTTCTACAGCGTAATCAGTAGCCTCAAGCAATTCGGATATAGCATTGTTTAGCTCGTCCCGTATATCTTTAATTAGGGCATTGTCATCTTGTTGCAATCCCTTTAGATAGTTAATTGCCCGGTCGGTTAAAACCACACCGTTTATAATGGCGCAAGTTGCTGCTTTGTCTTCTGTATTTTTCATACTTTTGTAATGTTTTAATTTTTAATGGTTAAAAGTTAAACTTGCCCCCGGTTAGTGTTCGATGCACTTCCGGGGTTTTTTTAATTCTCTGTAGTAAGCTTTTTGTATAAAGAATGCATCTTACGAAGATCCTTTTTATTATAAGCCGCGGTAACAGTACGGAACATACTGCCATCTAAACCTGTTACATCAGGATGGCACAAAAAAGCAGCCTTGCGGTATAGCTTTTTTAGTTCTGTTAGTTCTGCTTCGGTAACGGCGCCTCCGAATAATAATTGATCAATGGTCAGGCGATTGCGGTTTTCGCGTTCCATACGTGCTGAATCAACCTCAAATTGGGTCATCAGCATTTTATCCATTATTTTGGAATAAATCTTTAACCGCTTCTTTTGCAGTTCATTCATTGGATAATCTTTTCGAATTTGCTGCAACAAAACCATTACCTGGTATCGCTTAACATGTTCTTTCCCATTGAATGTCAGGTAAGGAGTGTTTGAATCAAAATCAATAGAACATCTGTGATTGTCACGGGGTCTTAAAAAATTAATGGCACAGAATTTATACAAGTCATACGGACACAGGTTATTGTCTTTTGCAATATTCATTGTATTGATCGAATACAAATAGAATTTACCTCCTACTTTAAGAGAATATCCGCCGAAACGGTATTCCGATTTTTGATTGTATGGAGTAAACCGAAGCATATCCTTCTCATAAACGGCTGTCCATGCCTTTGTAAACAGATCATCCCACTCGTCGTTCCACACTAAGCGAAGCTTAACAATGTCAAAGAAAAGATGTAGATATATTTTACAAGGCAAATCACTCTCGTATGACCATACGAGCCCACTTTGATATTTCGGGTTTTTCAAAAATCTTATGAAATTATCCAAACGACTAAAACCTAATATCGGATAAACCTCTTTTACAGGCAAACTTTTACCCCAGCCTAAAATTTGTTTTGCGAAAGATTTAATCTCTATTTTATCGCCAACTTTCATTACTCACTTTTTTCTGAATTTGTGAGGGAAACACCCCTTTTCGGTAACACCCTTTGTTTTATTTTCCTCCTCACTTTTTTCTGAAATAGTGAGGGAAACGCCCCTTTTGACTAGTACCCCTTTCCTCCTCACTTTTTTCTGAAATTGTGAGGAAAACACCCCTTTTCGTTCACACGAAGGAGGGGTGTTTTATCCGGGTTACTGTTTTTTAATTACTCTTCGTCCTCCTTCGTTTTGCGAGAGAACATATCTTCCATTGTTTCCTTGAATTTATTCTTTGTAGCATTGCTGCGACGGCTTTTGGCATTGATCAATTTCTGATCTATTAAAAGTATTTCCAAAAAATCAGGATCCCGTTTTGCAAGTTGGTTTTTTAAGTCATCTTGTTTCGCCTTTAATATCACAGTTTCACTTATTGAATCTTGAATTTCGTGGGCAAATCCAAAAATAAGTTGATCAATAGTCATCCAAACCCAAACTTCGAATCGAGGATTTAACCAAGCTGCAAACTTCAATGCTAAAACTCTGTGCATCCAGGTACCAAATTTTTGATTTACCACAATCAAATCTTCTCGTTTTTCTACACCCAAGAAACGGGAATTCCCGTTTCTTAAACACTCTAAAATGAAATCTTCGGTGTTCTGATTCGCCACAAAATCACTCATTCTTTTGTTTGGAAACAGCTTCATCATTTCGGTAGCATTTACCATTACATTTTTCCCTTGACGGAGATCAAACTCGATCTCTACATCATCAAACACAAATTTCTGAATATTCATACTGTGAAGTATTAATTAATAATGGCACAAATATAGAATATATTATTTAATTATATTGTCTATATTAAAAATATATTTTTGAAATAAATTTAAATACTTACATTTGCTATTATTTTATAATATAAATCATGACGAAAACTATTAAAGCGATTACCGTAGATGATGAAATTTGGAATTCTGCGAAGGCGCAGGCAAAAAAAGAAAACCGCGGGATGAGTAATTTTATTGAAACGGTATTAATCAAGTACCTAGAAGAAACAAAGGAACAAGAAATAAAAAAACCCGGCGAATGACCGGGTTTTTTATTGCATTAATTAAAATTTTGCCAAACTGACAGATGAAAAAACATCTGTCAGTTGGTTTATTCTAGCAACTCGAACCGGAATTTTCCGGTTCGAGTTGCGATATCGCGACATTTACGAACTGTATCCACCGACTAAACCCACGCTTACCTATACATAACCGTAGTTTTTTATCTTTAAAAAACAACTCATCGTACTTTTTTGTGCTGTTACTTTGACAAATTGGGTTTTTCGTTTTTAATACCATTGTCAATATTTGTTTTAAAAACGCTTGTGTATATAGCATATTTGTTATAGATTTGTAATCTAATAATCCAAATAGAATATGAAATGGTCGGAATTAAAACGCAAGGCAATGAAAAAGGGGTGGTACTTAAGAAGAAATGGCAAAGAGCATGACATTTATGGACACCCGGATAAAGATTATGAAATACAAATACCAAGGCATGATGCTCACGAAGTTAAGACAGGTCTTTACAATAAACTTAAAAAGCAAATAGGGTTATAAAACCCTGTTTGCCAGATAAAATTAAAAGATAAACATGAAAACAACAGCATTAATAGAGAAGGGGAAAGATGGTACATTCGGGATCTTTACACCCGATTTGAAAAGTACGATCATAGGCGAAGGTAATACAGTTGCTGAATCGAAAACCGATTTCGAAAACTCTGTAAAGGAGATGCTTGCATCGTATTCCGAACGCGGAATAGAGGTGCCTGCCGAATTGAATGGCGTCGAGTTTGAATATAAATATGATATCTCTTCGCTGTTCAATTATTACAATTTCATTAACGTCAGTAAGTTTGCACAGGTTGCAGGTATCAATGCCTCATTGATGCGCCAGTACAAGACGGGCAAACAATACATCTCAGAAAATCAGGTTTCAAAAATCGAAGAAGCCTTTCATAAAATGGCCAATGAATTTGCAACTATCAAACTGATATAACATTAATATTTTTGTATACAATAAAAAACCCCGGCGAATGACCGGGGTTTTTTATTGCTTAAAAGTAATTTTTGAATGTTACCAATTATCTGTTTCCTTCATTTTTTTTTGAAGCGAAGCAAGTAAATTAGAAAATTCCTGTTCTGTTTTAAGAATGATATTGTAATAAGATTCATACACTTTAGCACTATTTTTAATCATATTCTTCGAAAGTTTTCCAGCACCTTCGACGTTTTTTGTAAACCATTCTGGGTCTCTGCCGTTTTTGAAATTGTCTTTTTGATCAAATAATTCTTTAAATGATTTTTCAACAGGTGCAATTCCACTCCCTTGAACATTGCTCTTTATTGTTATTTCAGTAATGTCGCATTTATATTTTCCATCTTTTATAGCGATACCTATGGTAAATGATGGTTGCCAATCTAATGTAATAGGAACTTTAATCAACCCACTCATAACGTAACTTTCTGTAATGTGTGAAGAACCTTTCCCAATTAATTTCCCAGAAACCGGATCATCCATCTTTAATACATCTGTTGCAGATTTAAAAGTTATGGCAAACCATTCGCGAGCAGAGCTATAAAGTTGATCCGCTGTTTTACCAGGAACTTCAATGACCTCGGAGTATTCCTGTGAGAATGTAAACAAGGGAAGAAATAACATGACGGCAATCAGTTTTTTCATAATAAATTTGATGATTGGTTTATCCTACAAACTTAACAGAAATAACTATCTGATCAACATTCTGGTTGCATTTACCGCAGCATCGGCATTGATATTGGCCAGTTTATCGGCCAGTTCGGGCAGGGATTGGGCAATGACAGGATTGAACCATTCGAAAGGCACTCTAACCTTACCCATATTGTTACTAAAAATCGAGTCTTCTTTGGCTGTACGCACAACCATTCCACCCTGCATTTCGTAACCGCGTCCAACGCCTTTATGCACAAATACACCGTGTCTCTCAAAAATGAATGATTGTCCGGTGATTACGCCATATGTTTTACGGTTTTGCGTTCTGATACTGTCTTCCAGTTTTCGCTCCGTACGTCCGGGACGCGTAATTGAACCCTCCTTGCCATGTGTTAATAATACTGCAGCACCGCGTAAATGTCGTTGTACCATCGATGCCCATTGAGTAATGGCTGCGTTCTGTTCTTCGATGTTTAAATCGCCTCCTGAAAATGTCGGGGTTATACCATTTCCACCATTAAGACCAGAAGCATAATTACCACCTATATTGTTTCCGTTCGCCATTGTAGTGTTTTTATTATTCAGGTACTTCCCGTTCAAGATCCCACTTCATCGGATCTACATCGGTTGTGAATGATGATGAGATGGTAAACGTGCAACGGATTCCAAAGTTTTTATCTGTTTCGTTGGCGATTAATGCAACCTGAACACTGCCCAGATCAAAATCACGTATCGCTTTTAATGCTGGGTTTCGCTTGTCAGATTTAATCCTGGCAATCATTTCGTCACAAATGGATTCCATATTGTCCCAAACCTCGTGCATCTTATCGAAATCATTTATATCGCTCAGGTGATCAACCAGAACAAATGCGCCTGTGCGTTCTTTCATCACATTATCGCTTTGTTTGTCACTGAGCGAATACCGGTATCCTTCAAGAATCAGTGCAGGATAGTTCACATTCTTGAGGTTGCTCAGGATCTCTTCGAGTTCAAATCGGTAAAAATGCTTTTCAGTAATGCTATGACCGATCGTAACATGTTGTGTTGCGAGGGTTTTGAAATATTGGATAATTTCAGAAAATTTTGAATTCATAATTATATGGATTATTAAAGGATTACACGAATTAGCGTTTTGCGTTCTCTTTATATTTGGTGGTCAAATGACGGAATACTGTATTGACCGGAAGTTCGGCATAACGATCGCGATTGATCAGATCCTCACCAACGAGGGATTCAAAAAGTTTTAACCATCCTGATTGTTTTACCTTTTTTACATCTTTCTTTTCTGTTTCCGAATCTTCGCCCGGAGACTGGAATATCAGTGGATAACATTTTTGAAGCCAGCAAAGTATCAGCGAGTAATTAAAAGCAATTGCTTTACGTATTTCAATATCAGCATTCACAATTATCCAAACCCTTTCTGAAATAGTTTCGCTGTCGAATGTTTCACCTGGTAACAGGTAAAGCGACGCAACAAAGTTGTCGAGCGCCTTCACATCTTTAGTGGCCATCCAGTCGTTATAATACGAATCGGCAAAAATAAACTGACCGAAGGGCATTGCTCCAAGTTTTGGTTTCGGGCAAACGAAGTCAGTTCCGTGGATCTCCCTGATGATAAATTCAGAATGAACATTCCCTGCCTTGCTTACAAATTCAATCCCTTCAGATAGTTTCAACAGATCGTAAGGATGAAGTTTTTTCAGCAGATTCTGAGCAATACCTGTAAGAACAGATAGAAAGCGAAAGTCGGGTTCTGCACCGTGGATGGTGTGCGAGATGGCCAAAAACTGACGTTCGGTCAATTCATCCCATGATGTTGGAACTGTGCCTTTTGCTTTTCGATTGAAAAACAAAAACGGGTATGTGATTGCTATATCCATCATGCCCAGAAGGTTTTTTTATCTGTATTATCCCTGCGGAAAAGTTTACCGGTCGAAGGTGTTACATCGGTCCAGTCAGCAGCCTTTACTTTTAGGTAAGTACGTAATTGATCTAAAAAAGCATTTCCGATATTGCGGTTGCGCATTACCAATATTGCAATTCGATCTGATGAAGAAGGTTTGTGTTCGGTATCATTTCCTGCAAATGCCATTGTGGATGAGAAATAAAGACCGTTATCCAGTAGGTCGGCTCCACTCTCTTCCATCAAATATGCAGATGCAAGAAAAGCAATTGGCTTACGAACATAGGGAAGTAATGCCTTTACTTTTTCAGATGGAGCTTCCTTTACGATCTCTGATTTCACGTATTCATAGGCAATGGGTCCCAGTATTGTGGCAATCTCAGTATCTTCAATCAGTTGCATATGTGGCTTCATCCGGAGAAAGGTCAATCGGCTTTTATTGATGAAAACAATATTGTTGAAGATTTCCGTCTTCTGAATCAATGCAGTTTTAAACAACGTGCAGGCAGTGGATGCAGAGAATTCAGTAAAGCTGGTAAGGTTTGATTCAAGGTATTGCAAAACAGTATCGATACCATTAAAGCCATTTGTGCGAAAATAATTCTTCAGGTTTTCCTCCTGGTACTTGTACAGACTTTTAACGCTTTCTGATTCTGTGCGCTTGAAACCTCCATCTGTAACCAGAACATTCAACAGGTCAAACCCGATCCAGAAAGCAATGTGTATCACTGCCGATTGTGCCAAACGAAGTAATTCAGCCATCTTAATCTGCACATCGGTTAGCGTTTCCGGAGGATCCATTTCGTAAAACTCAACGAGTTCATCATACATATCAATGCCGATTACCGGGATCAGGTAATCGCGTTCTGCATTGGCAATATGCGGTACAACATTTTCGAAAGTTGAAGAAGAGGTGACAGAAACAAAGTTCCTGATCTCCTCCATTTTTGGATTCTTTTCTTTTGAGAATAACATTAGCTGAGTGTTTTAGTTGTTCCGGCACCAGTATCAAGGGTAGTCAATACAGTATTGCGAAAGCGCCATTCCAGATCTTCATCGGCACCATTGTAACGGGTCATGAGTTCAAGCGGATCCATGAGATCCTGACGGTCGAGCCAGCAGTTTGCAATGTTCACAAGGTAAGCCTCGCGGATATTGCTACCTCCCTGGTTACCTGCATAAGTTCCTCCGGGCATCCCAGCGCCAAGCACATTGGGATTAACCATAATTGAAAACATGATTTCGGAATTGGCAGCAGCACTGGTAACAAGGTTCTGATCGTTACTCAATTTGTTTTCGAGGGGTTTGATAATCCATTGCTCCTCGGCCTTGCCATTTTGAGGATTGATTTCAAAGAAAGTAAAGATAGGTTTATCAGCACCTTCGGTTCCACAAAGGTTAGATTCGATGCTATCCATATAACTTTCGATGGCCTGTTTACGTAAATCAATTGATGTATACTCAATTTTTGGAAACTGTTTATCCCAGAATGCATAAGGTATTTGAATATGCCACTTCCAGGTGATCTGATTTGAGTAAGCCTTCTTTAAGAATGCAGGAACTGTTTTGGCGATATCGACCCATCCGGCAAGGTATGCAGCCCACCATATAGCGGAACTGTAATATTCTCCATTACCCCAGGAGTCGCGGATCACATAGATAAATGATTTACCGGCAGTTTTATTATCCCATCTGCGACGTTGCAGGTCAGCAAACGGATCGTATTCGTCGAGTACATCCAACACCTGGCAATCAGATTCACTGGGTGTATCAGGCCATTTACCGGAGACAATACACTTTTCAATAACGCCGTTTGTATTTGCAAAACTTAACCTGCAATACTTTGCGTTGATCGTGTTGATTCCAACAATCTGACTGCCATCTGCATTCATCATGATCTGTACAAAAGCACAACCAAACTTCAGGTAATCGCGCAATGCCTTGGCCATATACCTGCGTACAAGGCGTGAGTTTGCAAAGGCAACTAATGATTTATCCTTCACGCGTTCAAGTATCTCGTTTCCTTGCTCGTCGTAATCCTTCACCTTGCAGGCAAATATCCCCTGACCTAATGTGAAGTTACGTGTGAACTTTAACCCGGTATTGAGTACCCCAACGCTGTTGATAATTCCATTGGCAATAGTTGGGAAGTCGTTGTTTGGTCCCCAGGCCGATACCTTGATACTGCCAACATTCAGATAATCCTCCAGTGGATTCTTTGGCTGTGAAGTATTTTTGGGTTTATCGGCAGGAACACCTGTGGTGCTTGCCTGGTAGCTTTTGCCGTAAGCGATTAACGGAACACCCTCTTTGCTGAATAGTATATCTGACATTACATCTTGATTTTTTTACCGTTCCACTCAATAATTCCGTCAATGTGAACAGGGGTAACATGACCAATTGCTTCATCCTTTGTGTCAACCGACAGTACGCCGCGCATCCTGTTATCTTTCATGTTGAACTTCAATCCGGCAGCTACAGCGCGCGGGATGAAGATGATTTCACCTTTCTTCGTCACAAATTTGATGGAGAAAGTTACCTGCTTACCGTTGGGTGTCTCTTTAACCTCATACTCTTTGAGTGCCAGGTTGCGACGAATAGTTTGTATTTCGGTCATATTACACGGATTAAAAAAGGATTACTCTTATTTTTGAGTAAAGATATCCGGTAGGATAGGGGAGGGAAAGGACAAAAAAAGCGGGGTTAAATATTCTTTCTCCGCCACGACCAAAAAAAGGGAGTGAAACTCCCCTTTCTTTAAAGGTTGATTTGTTCTTCAACCTCTTTGACTTTCACATCCAGAGTACGTTTCATCTCATCAATTACTGAGCTGATCACTGTGGAATTGGAAGTTTTGAATTCATTACCAGCAGCATCTCTTAACAGAATCACTGAACTGAGCGAATCAGCCCCGATCTGGAAGGTTTGCAATTTGCGACGTGATTCATTCAGCGTACGCCAGCGGTCGATCATTAATGTCAGATCTTCCACCTTCTGAATTTTCTCGTCGAGACTCAGCCTCCGTGGTTCTTCAACTTCTTTCTTCACAATGGTCATCACCGGAGCTGCAACAGCTTCTACAGTTTTAACTTCAGCAACTTCAGCTACACCAATGGTGTTTTTCTCTGCAACATTTACTTTACTCATAATCTTTATGCTCCTGCCCTGGAGTCTTATATTGGCATCTGGCTCGCCGTTTAAATTAAATTACGGGCAATCAATATTGAGCCGGGCGGATTGATGTCAAGGGTGCATGTCAGTTTCAACCAGTTACCATATTTCTATTATGAGAAAGTGACCAAACACGAAGTGCCGGAGGGTGCTGCTCCAAGAGTTTTAATTGTGCAGTACCCGGCAGGCCCTTTACATTTCCGGGCGGCGATCAATATCTTTGCGCCGGAATTTGAGTGTAACAAGGTATTTCTCAGACTATATACTTTGGACGTAATTACAACAGCGACCATAAAAAAAGCCTTGATCAACAAGGCTCTTATCTTCTTAAAATGGCAGATCTTCCTTTTCTTTTTTGGCAGGTGTCTTTTTAGATTTAGCGGCTGGTTTTGGGGCAGCTTTCTTATCCTGCCTTTTGGTTTCAGGCTCTTCAGCTTCTTCTTTTTGACTTACATAAACGGTGTAGTCACGTCCGAAATTATCAGGTGATTTCATTTTTGCAACTTCAAAGGTGACATATTCAATGCCATCGTATTCGTAGGCAAATTTTTGAAGATCTTCCAGTTTGCATGTAACCTTTGCAATTTGTAATCCGTTAACTTGTTTTCCTTTTCCAATGTAGTTTTTCACGAAAGTTTTCATAACAGTAATATTTTAGTTTAAAAATTATATGCAAGTTTTCAGTGCAGCATGGAGGGGCAGTCAAAGAGGAACTGGAATACCGGAACACAGCGAGGATATGCCGGGAAAATCCTTGAATGAGGGTAGTGGTACCCGGAGAGATACACTTACTTAGCATGTCATTTAAAACAAATACTGGCAGGAGGACCATCCAGAAAAAGCAAGGAAAAGGTAATTTGACGATGCCAATGCGAAGATATTGCCAACCTATAGATCTGACGGCCGATGATGGAGATGGCAACGATGTCACATTGTCGCAAAACAACCTGATCATTGGACCCAACTATATCGTGTAAGCCAATAGATGAAAGCCAACCGGATGGCAGGATGCTTCCCGGGCAAAACCCAAAGAATAAAAAACATGCAACCAAAGCGAAGGATTACCATTAAGGAGATATTGCCTTGATCAAGGCTAAACATACCAGGGAGCGAATCTTCTTAACGATCAAAAAAGGGGAATTCCCTTTTCTTTTTAGAGCAATCCTTCATCAGCCATTGACAGGAATGAATCAGTGGTCATAATCAGGTGATCCAGCAGCGGAATATCCATGATAACACCGGCTTGTTTAATCTGATTTGTCACCCTTCTATCAGCATCACTGGTTTCGAGATTTCCCGACGGATGGTTGTGGGCAAGAATCAGACTGGTGGCACAAGCTTTTAATGCAACCTGATAGATCAATCGAACATCCACAACCGTTCCTGCCATTCCTCCTTTCGAAAGCTGATGGTATCCAAGGATCTGGTTTTGTCGGTTCATCATCAGCATATAACTGAATTCAATGTGATCGTATGTTGGCCATATTTCTCTGAAAGCAGCTGCAGCATCGGCAGAGCCATTTACTTTCATCCGATCTTTGGCCTTCACATGCGAGGAATAAGAGATTTGTACTTCTGCCATTACTTCTGGAATCATAATTTTTCACCGCTGCCCTGCGGTTTTATATTGGCATCTGGCCCGCCGTTAAATTTAAATTTCGGGCAGACCAACTTGAGCCGGGCGGATTCTTGTCAATGGTGAATGTCAGTTTCAACCGGTACCAATGATTCATTTATGCGAAAGTGACCAAACACGAAGTGCCGGAGGTGTGACAAAACAAGTCATACTAATATCCTGACGGCCATTGACGTTTCCGGGCGGCGATCAATACCTTTGCCCCATAATTTGAGTTTAACAGCAAACTTCCTCAGACTTTATTTTCTAAATTTCTTTCACAGCGACCATAAAAAAAGCCCCTGATTTAGAGGCTTTTCCTGATTAGCATGAAGCTGATCCGTGCTCATCGTCAATAAGGTTCCATGTGGCATATTCGGCGTTTTCTTCTTCCCATGCTTTCAGACTGGCTGAATCTTCGGTAGGATTCCAATTAAAATTAAAATGGATGTTTGGGTTTTCAACATTGGTTCTTACGGAAGTTTTTGAAGCTGTTTTCATGATATAAAAATTTAAGTTTAAAAATTATACGCAAGTGAACAGCTTGGAAATTAGAGGCAGGCAAGGAGGAACTGGAATACCGGATACACTTTTTAGAGGAGAGGATATGCCGGGAAAATCCTTTCGTGAATGAAATGTACGCGCCATTAACAGAGCTTACTTAGCATAGAATTTTAACGGAATTTTATCTTGATCACAGTGTAACTTCTACACCAATGGCCCAATCTTCTTCTTAAGTCAATTGCAAAACCGAAGGTGCCGGTATGCATGGGTAAGATAAATGCTTTGCCTCATACGATTATCAAAGCAGGATCCCTTACCATTTAGGAAAAGATTTCAGGGGCTGTGATAAAAGGGAGCGTCAATATTTGAAGCGAACAAAAAAGGGGGAACCCCCTTTCTTTAAAACTTCCAGTGATCCCATAGAGATGTTTGAGACACTTCAATTTTTTCAGGCTCCGGTACCGGTAGTTCTTTTGGTTTAACTTCAGGGATCCGGAGTGCAATATAACTTTCGGCTTCAGTAATTTCCCTTACATACGTAACCGGTTGATCCTGATGAATAGCTATTTGCCATCCACCGTAAAATCGATTGCTGAGCGTATCCATCCATGCCACTTCTCCGGTCATTCCATTCAAACAAAAGTTGATTACCGCCATCAGGCAACAGGTCCGGTCAATGTCTGCTCCGTAGAAACTATTCAACCGGCTGATTCGTGCTGCAGCCAGAAGTGTTCTTCCCGATCCGCAGGCACAATCGGCCACTGTCTTCCCTGCTCCGCTCGGATTCGTAATCATTGCCATCATATCACAGATGGGTTGTGGAGTAAAGAACTGTCCGTTCCTTCCAAACGAGAGATACTCCATAAAGAAATCACCAAGGCAATCTTTTAGTCCGGATCCTTCATTGTCCATCTCGCAGATCAGGGAAGTAAAAGCATCTGCAAGCAACTGCACTTCCTTTGGTTTGTACTTTGAAATGATTTTCAGGTAATGTTCCTCTTTGCTACCCAATGATAAAGCACAAACTGCTATTTCGAGGAAGTCAGGGAAAACATGGTGTACTCCGTAACAGTCTGATACTTTCAAAATAATTTTAGTAAACGATTCCATATGATTGATTTTAAAGATTTGAGATTAAAAAGAAAGAGGCCCTTGCGGAACCTCCTTAGTTTGATTTTCTGATTGTGCAAGTGTCGGTTCTGTCTGATGTGCCAGGATATAATCCACCGCCTTCTGTGCCTGAGCTGCAGCCAACACCAGGACCTTCGGATCATCTTTGAAAGTTCTGATCCAGCTTTTAATGTAGGATGCATTGTTCTGAATGGTCTCCTGCTCCAGATCGGTTATTCCGCATAAGTAGGCTGCACCCATCTCTGCAACCAATTCTTCTTGGCTATAATCCTGAGAACCAAACTTGTGATTCTTGATCTTCTCATGTCGTGCAAGCCGGTTACTGTGTCCAGTCGAGTGGATCAGTTCATGAAATAATGTGGAGTAAACCTGTTCATCGTGAAAGAAAGTCCGGGGATCCGGCATACAAACCAAATCCTGAGACGGTGCATAATAGGCAGCATCTTTGCACCATTCAATCTTTGGACAGTCGCTCCAGTTGTGGATCAGTGCATCAGCGGCAGCTATCGGATTGAAGTCGTGATCAAAAGCCTCTGCTGCAGGAATCTTTGCAGGATCAATTCCATCTGTCTGAGTCAGATTAAAAACATTGTAGTATCGTAGGAAGGGTGTTTTCTTCATATCTCCGGCTTTATCTTCCGACTCAAGTATCTTCCAGAAAACTACCATCGTCGATTTTTCGCCCTTTCTTACGTTTCCGTTCAATGATTTCACCTGTTCAAATGTCAGGTAGTAGGGAGAACCGTAGTTCAGGCAAAGCAGCATCCAGAAGTTAATCCCGTTATAAGGGCGTTTGGTAATCAGGTTTCTGGGCATGCCTCCTGAATTCTTCCACGGTTTCTGCCACGGAATCACGCCAGCTTCGAGTCTGTCAATAATTTTCTGTGTAACAACTTCATACAGATCAAACTTATTCATATGTTTTGCTGCTGCCCTGCAGACTTATATTGGCATCTGGCACGCCGGTTAAATATTATTGGGCATACCAGGTTGAGCCGGGCGGATTCTCGTCCAGGGTGAATGTCAGTTTTAACCGGTAAGGGAAGAATACAAAAGTGAAAGTGACCAAACACGAAGTGACGGCGGGTGCTGCTCTAAAAATTATAATTCAGCAGTACCCACAGTCCCTTGACGTTTCCGGGCGGCGATCAATACCTTAGTCCAATAATTGAGTAACCAGCGCATATATCTAAGCCATTCCTTCTGAGCAAAGGGGTTCTTTTTTGGTTCTTTTTTCTTGACCCGCTCTATTTCAAGAAAAAAGAACCACGTTTGATTTTTAGGCCGTAGGGGTCCCTGAAAAGCAACAGCGATAGCGGACGTGTAATTCTTTTTGCCCGCTTTTTCTTTCAAAGAAAAAGCGGAGGTGCTTTCCAAAAAAGCCTGTGCAGTTTATTATTACATAATATTCTAAAAATGAACCACCTAAATGATGAAAATCTGAAATTTTCATCATTTAGTGTAGATTGAACCGAACTCGCCCTATCTGTAAGGGCAGAAAAACACGTGATTTTCACAGGATATATGCAGATAGTTGCATATGTTAAAGGCGAAAAACACGCGATTTTCTGCTCAAATTCAGTCCTTACACCATCCATAATCAAAATGAAACAGTGCAGAAGAATGGGCAGAAAGTCATTGTGATTAGGGATACCGCTTCCATGTGGGCAGGGTGGTAACCGTCCACATCAGTCCTATAACAGCAACTCTTTCCGATTTTGGGAGGAATGTGTTGATACCTATTCAATCAATTCTGCTCATATGGAGTTACGGGCAGAATTGATAGTTACCAACGTGGAGAAACAAATGTGCTTTGATTCATGTGTAACAGGTGACCGTACTTGGTCCACATGCGTTTGTCTACTGCATCACCAAAGTGTGTGGCTTCTTCAGGTAAGATGGAGTTCTTACGT